GAAATTCATCTTCAGATATTAGAGTTCTTTATAAAATTTTTACAAATAGTGTTCCAGATTCTCAACAAATTTGGCAATTATTCCCTGGATATGATAATTTAGATGTTAATAGACATGTTGTGAATTCTGCAAATAATAATGGGAAACCAGATTCTAATGTAAGAAGTAGTTTAAATGATGAGTATCTTGATTATACATTTACTATTAATAATCTTTCACCATTTACTGGGTTTGCAATTAAAATTATTGGAACTAGCACAAATCAAGCAAATTCACCATTAATTAAAGATTTTAGAGCAATTGCCTTACAATGATAAATAATAAATATGCGAAAGTTGAAGGGCATCCAAATTTATTAAGAGATTTAAACAGTAATGCTATAATTAATACAGACACATTATCATTTAATCAATATAATTTAAACAAACAAAAAAGAACATTAGAAAAACAAAGAATTGATAAAATGGAATCAGATCTTACTGAGTTAAAATCTTCTATAGAAGAAATTAAATCTTTATTAAAGGAAATATCTAATGGATCATGAAGAGTTAAAACTTGAAAGTATTTCTAAATTATTTGAGTTTGAAAAAATTTCAAGAGAACTTGATACTTGTACTAACATAGATTTAATGAGAAATTTATGTAAGTGTTATGTAAAACTCTATATGAAACAACAAGAAACAGTATCCTCTTTAATGTTAGATGATCTAAATAGTTAAAAAGTATTGGAATAATGTCAAAACCTGCATCAAGACAAGAACTAAAAGATTATGCTTTAAGGCAACTTGGTGCTCCAGTTTTAGAAATCAACGTTGCAGATGAGCAACTTGATGATAGATTAGATGACGCTTTGCAATATTTTAATGAAAGGCATTTTGATGGTGTTGAAAAAATGTTTCTTAAGTATAAACTTACAGAAGCAGATATTCAGAGAGGAAGATCTAGAGGTGGAAATTATAATGTTGGCATAATAACTACTACAGCAACTTCTCCAGCAGGATCATTTAATTGGGAAGAAAACTCAAACTACATTCAAGTTCCAGATACAGTTATTGGCGTTGAAAGAGTATATAAACTTGACAACAGAACTATTACATCCAACTTATTTAATGTTAACTATCAATTATTCTTAAATGATATTTACTGGTTTAGTTCAACTGAACTTTTAAATTACTATGTAACCAAAAGATATCTTGAAGATATTGATTGGATTGTTAATCCACAAAGACAAATTAGATTTAATAAAAGACAAAATAGATTATATTTAGATATGAGTTGGGATGCTGTAACTATTGGAAACTACCTTGTTATGGAATGTTATAGAATACTTGACCCAAATGACTATACTAAAGTTTATAATGATTCTTTCCTAAAAATGTATTTTACTGCTTTGGTTAAAAAGCAGTGGGGACAAAACTTAATTAAGTTCCAAGGAGTTAAACTTCCAGGTGGTATTGAATTGAATGGAAGACAAATCTATGATGATGCTGTAAGGGAATTAGAAGCAATTAGATTGAGAATGTTGAGTGAGTATGAAACTGCTCCATTTGATATGATAGGATAATATGTTAAATCCATTTTTTATACAGGGAACAACAGGTGAACAAGGTCTTGTTCAAGATTTAATTAATGAACAATTAAAAATGTATGGCATAGAAATTTACTATATGCCTAGGCAGATTGTTTCTGAAGGAAAAATAATTAAGGAAGTTTTATATTCTAAATTTAAAAAGGCATTTCCAATAGAAGCCTATTTGGTTAACTATGAAGGATTTGATCCAAATAGCGTTTTAATGACCAAGTTTGGGGTAAAAGTTACTGATGAAATGACCTTAATAATTTCAAAAGAAAGATTTGAATTATATATTGCAGAATTGATGAGAAGTATTGAAGGTGTAAAAAATACTTTAAGACCCAATGAAGGTGATTTATTATACATTCCATTAAGTGATAGTTTGATGGAAATTAAATATGTAGAAAATAGGAAACCATTTTACCAACTTCAAAAAAATTATGTTTATGAATTAAGATGTGAAGTATTTGAATTGGAAGATGAAGAGATTAATACTACAATTGATGAAGTTGATAGGTCAGTAGAAGATCTTGGATATGATGCAACATTAACTCTTTCTGGATTAGGAATGACTGCAACAGCATATACAACTATTGTTACTGGAGGAATCCAAAAAGTAGATATTATCAATGGTGGATATAGATATTCTTCTGCACCATCTATGGTAGTATCTTCTCCATTGAGTGGAGTTAAAGGAACTTTAGTTGGATTTACTACAAGCAAAAAAGGATTATTATCTTCTCAAAGTTTACATGAAGTTTATATTGAAAATCCAGGATCTGGATACAATCCAAGCAAACCTCCAATAGTAACTTTTTATGGTGGTGGTGGATATAATGCAGAAGTTAAAGTTGGCATAGCAACTTTTGGAAGTATTAGTCAAATTAACTTATCTTATATTGGAGAAGGATATACAACAGAACCCACAGTAACTATATCTGGACCAGTTGGAGGAGGAGTAACTGCAATAGCAAAAGCATTTATAAATTCAAGTGGAGGAATTTCTACTATTAGAATTTTAAATGCTGGTTATGGATATACTGCAGCACCAACTATAACAATTAGTGCAGGATCTAGTGTTTCATCAGGCAACTTTATATTTAATGAAGTGGTTACAGGATCTATCTCTGGGGCATCTGGTTTAGTTAAAATTTGGAATTCAGAAACTAAACAATTAAAAGTTACTGGATTTGGAACAGACTTTATTGTTGGAGATGTAATTGTAGGTGCTGCTTCAAGTGCTACTTACATTGTGTCTAAATATAATACATTCGAAACAACTTCAGCATTTGATGAAGATGAGGAAATACAACAAGAATCTAATGATATTTTAGTATTTACCGAAGTCAACCCATTTGGTGAAGTTTAAAAATAAACTTTACAAAGAATTAAAATGTTTGGAAGATACTTTTACCATAAAGCAATAAGCAAAACAGTAACTGCTTTTGGGACTTTATTTAATGACATTCAAGTTAGACATTATGATGAAACTAATAATCCAGTATCAGTACTAAAAGTTCCTCTTTCTTATGGACCTGTTCAAAAATTCTTAGCAAGGATTGAACAACAACCAGCGGGTGATAGAAAGATTGCATTAACTCTTCCAAGAATGTCATTTGAAATGACTTCAATAGATTATGATGCACAAAGAAAATCATCAGTCATTCAAACATTTAAAGCACCAAAAGCATCTGATGGTAAGGTAATAAACAACATCTATTCACCAGTTCCATACAATATTGGATTTGAACTTAATATTTTAGGCAAAATTCAAGATGATGTACTTCAGATTGTAGAACAAATTCTTCCTTCTTTTCAACCAGCATTTAATGTAAGTGTTAGATTAATTCCAGAAATTAATGAAATAAGAGATATTCCTATTATTTTAAATAGAGTTGGGTTCAGAGATGATTATGAAGGTGATTATACTACAAGAAGAGTTATTGTATACACTTTAAGCTTTACTGTAAAAACATATCTATTTAATGAAATTCCAGAAGATAGTCAAGGACTTATTAAGAAAGTTCAAGTTGATTATGCAACTGATGCTTTATTAAATGCAAAACGTGAAGTTAGATATACTGCAACACCAAAAGCACTTCAAGACTATAATAATGATGATGTTATTGATGCTGCTGATGACCCATTAATTCCTTATGGAGATGACTTTGGATTTAATGAAGAAATTATAGATTTCCAAGATTTTAAAGAATTTAGTCCCACACAGGGAACTGATATTTGATATTTGATATATAGTGTATGGGAAACAAATTCTCCAAGATAGAAGAATCTCTTAATATAGAGACATCAATTGTCCCTATAGTAGATTCTGTCGAAATTGCTTCAATAGATTCTTCAAATGATCCTCAAAAAGATTATGAATATAGTAGAGGTCAACTTTATAAATTAATCTCAAAAGGTCAAGAAGCAGTTGATGGCATATTAGAAATAGCACAAGAATCAGGACATCCAAGAGCATTTGAAGTTGCTGGTCAATTAATTAAATCTGTTGCAGATACTACAGATAAGTTAATTGACCTTCAGAAAAAAATGAGGGATTTAGATGCTCCACAAAAAGGTCCAACAACAGTTAATAATTCACTGTTTGTAGGTTCAACAGCAGAACTATCTAAACTTATAAAACAAGGTCTTCTAAATAATGTAGAAGAAACTGAAGTTAAATGAACGCAGTAGATACTTGGATTAAAGATATGAAAGAATCTGTAGAAAATTCTAGAATGGGATTGGAAGGAAAAAGATATTGCAATCTCTGTAAGAAATCTGAAACCCAACAAGAATGCAAGTTTGGACCAGAAATGTGGAAAAAGTTTTCTATTGCCACTGTTCATCCTGCAAATATGCCAGAAGAAAAAGATCATGAGCATTCTATGGCTAGATCTGAATTAAGCACTGCTATGAGTGCTATTAAAAGATTGCAAAAAAGAATGAAAGGAGAAG